CCTTGGTGGTAAGCCGAACCATTGTAAAGGTCAACCAAGAAAAATGGATAGTCGTTCTTTTTACCCCACTTGGTAAACCCGAGCGAACGGTCTTTTTCTTCTTCAGGTTTTTGAAAGTCCTTGCGAAATGACAAAGACGTAATTTTGTTATTCATAAATGTTGAAATAAATCGGTGAATCGTATTCGTAACTTGGTGAATCCGCTTCAATCACATGCGCGCGTCCCGTTTCGACAAGTCCTTGCGCGTTCACTGGATCAAGATTCGCTGGTGAAGATTGTTGGTAAATGTTGTAAATGTAAAAGCCGTCGTAAATGAAAGACACGTCAACGCCGTCAACCAAGACAAATTCATCGTAACGCGGAACGCCTTGTGAAATGTTCGTCAAGACACACGTTTGCGTGTTGAACGATTGTTCATGAATGAATTCAAATAGATAGTTCGGATTCGGAATCGTTGTCATTTCCGTCACCGTTACCACCAGCGGTGTTGTTCCGTTTTTTTGTATTTTTAACATTGTCTTTTTTTACAAGGTTCGGTTTCTCAAATTCGTAAATGTACAAAATTCCAAGTGACAAATAAAGTTCACCTTTGTCCGCTTCAATTTTGACGTATCGTTCCATTGTCGGCGACCAACATTTGCAACCGATAAATTCTTTTTTAATTTCCATGCGACTAAATTAAACAAAAAAAAGGGACGGGACAACGCCCATCCCCTTAAATTTGCGGTAGTTAAAATTAGATAACTGGTGATTGTTGTGATAACAAGTTCGTGTAAAGCGTTGAATTCACATCTGGAACTTCGTCGTTTTCCATTCCACGAAGAACAATAACGTGTCCTTTTCGGTCGCTTTTCAATACACCTGAAGTGTATTCGTTAGCGTCAGCAACCTGAAGACCTTCACCAAGACCAAGCGCAACGACTGTACCGTCAGCGTTTTCCACTAAACAAACACATTCGTTTTGTGCAAGTAAGTGAATTTCAGCACGCAATTCTTTTGAATCACTTGCAAGGATCATTGACAATTCGTGTTCGTACCACAAAGTCCCGTTGTTCTTATCAACGCGAATCGGTGCGGTGTAGCTGGATAAATTTGACTTTAATTTGTAAAGGAATGTTTCACCAGTTACGGTCAAAGAAGTCAATTCGTTCGAAGCCGAAACAACCGCGCCTGAAGTCGCACCCAAAGGAAACAACAACACACTTTTGATTCCACCTTTCCCGTTGGTACACGTTCTATCGTTGTACCCGGTTGTCATATTACAAGACATAATTTTTTATTTTTTTTAGGTTTAACAAATGGCGCACCGAAATGCGCCGTTAATTGTTGTTTATTTTTATAGTCCTTCGAATGTTCCCACTTGGTTCAAGAATGGAACTTGAACACCAGCGCGGAATTTAGAACGTAAATAAATCACATCGTCGTCGAAAGAATACCACAAATCGTAAGATTCGAAGTCACTTGACAAGTCAGTTCCGAAGAAGAAATGTGAAGCGCGACCAGTGTAAATCTTTGTCGTTCCGTTCAATCCGTTAACTTTAACCACTCTCATGTTTGTTCCCGGTAAAAGCAATTCGCTCAATGTCGCGATTTGTGTCGGATTGTAGTTGTAAAGATTCAAGTCAACCAAGTTCTTCAATAAGAAGTTGAAATTTTCACGACCAGTGAAACAAATGAAATCTTGTCCTTCAGCGATGTTCGAAGGTGTGTTGGTAAACGCTTCGTAGAAAATATCAAACGCGTTGGTTGCGTCGATTGACGTCGCACCTGAAGTGTTCAAGTCAACACAACCGTTTGCAACAGTTAAGAATTGATTGAATCCATTCATGAACGCCAAGTTCCCTGAACCTGAAGCTTTGTTACCTTGCCAAATTAATTTCTCTAATTCGAACGCGTGTAACTCCAAAAGGTAGTTAATCAAGATTTGTTCGAATGGCAACGTCTTGTCTTCAGCCATTGCACCCGGACGAAGCGCAAGTTGCGTCCAGAATCCAGCAAGGTCTTTTTGACAAAATCTTTTTAAGTAACCAATTGTTTCAACGGAAATCGCACGGTCAGTGAAGATTGTATCACCTGAAGGTGACATTGAACAATCACCAGTTTGGTAAACGATTGAATCATTGAGCAATTTTAATTCTTCGCTACCTTTGATTCCTTGTTGAATCGCAATATAGCTTAATGTTTGTGCTTCAGTTACCGAACGGTGAATAAGGTCTTCACGTTGTTCATCAACATACGGTGACAATCCAGCCACATCATAATCGAAATTCGATTTTACATACTTTTTAATAGACATTTTTTATAGGTTTTTATAGTTTTTCAAAAATTGTTGTTTAGCAGTCAAGTTGCCAGCTCGCGAGAATTTCTCGTTTTCTTTTGTTTCGTTCGACGGCATTGCCTTGAAGCTTTCGAAGTCAGCTTTCAAAGACGCAATTTCACTTCGAAGTGACGCGTTGTCATCGGAAATACTTTTCAAGCTTTCAACAACCGCTTCGAAAGTAGTTGTCAAGGTTGAAAGTTTTCCATTGATTATTCCTTCAATTGCTTCAGCGGACATTGATTCTTCAATCATTTCAGGTTCTTCGCTTGAAGTCATTTCGTTTATCTTGGTAATCACGGCGCTTGCGACATCGTAAGCTTTGCCCATTTCAAGACCAAGTTCGTTCGCGATTATTTCCGTTACCCCTTCTAAAACTTCAGGTAAAATGTCAGCGGACACCGCTTCGAATTCAGCGCTTGTTTCTTCGGTTGCGACTTCTTCGTTTCCACGTTCGTCGGTAACTTCGGAAATAAATCCGTCCGCGTCCACGGTGATTGTTACACCAGTGTAATCCCCACCAAGTGCGTGTGTTCCTTCAGGTGCTGGAATGCGACCTTCGTCGGTTACGATGAAAACTTGTTGACCAGCTTCAAGAGAATCAAATTCAATGGTTGTTTCACCGTCCAAGAGTGTAGCCGTTTCGAACGTTTGTTCGGTTGCCGTTTCGAACATTGACTTGATTTTACCAAGTTCGTTCATTACTTTTTCGTAAGCGTTCATTTGTTTGTTTTTTATATTATGTAATCTTGTTCGAGAATTTAGATTTCACCAAGTTCCTTCAGCTTCGCTTCCGACCAACGAAGTCCAGCTTTGCCACCCCACAACAAGAACGAAATCGTTCCACAAGCGGACGTGTCGCTTTCATTGTAGTAAGCTTCAGCGCGTGACAAATACGAATACATTCTTTTGATGACTTGCAACGATACGGTGTCCCGGTTCGCCAAAGTAGTTGCCCGTAAACGACCAACCCTTGTCGCACATTTATTCCCGTTCTTTTCGTTCAATTCCATTCCGCGCTTTGCGTTGTTTGAAACCGCTTCAGGATAATCATTGAACATTCGAATTCGTTCGATGTTTCTTTTCCAAAGTTCCACTTCTTTCAAGATTGCTTCGAATTCGCTTTCCTTGGTCTTGTCCGTTTCAAGCAAGGTGAACACGCCTTCAATACTGAAGCCATTGAATTCACCGTTCTTTGCTTTTTCAAACAACGCCTTGTCCGTTACCTTATAAGATACCAACCATGAACCGTCGTTCGCGTCCTTGAATCTTTCGGGTGCGGTGAATCCACGTTCATTGTCAATCTGGTAACTCATTATCATGAACACCCCGTCAACCACCTTGTGTGGATTGTGGTCAAGGTTGACGTTGTTGAAATTATTCCGACGTGCGTAATCAAGCACGATGTCACGAATTGAATCCTTGGTGAACACAACATAGTATTCTTCTTTTGATTTGTCGTCGTAACGATAAATAGGTGTGTCCGCTGAAATCGCAATCCCGGTGATGACTTGTTGTTCTTCGTTGAATTCGTACTTCACTTTGCGCCCGAACATTTCGAAGTTCTTTTCATGCGCTGGAAATTCAACCAATGAATTGAAAGAAACGGTCGTTTCTGGATCGTTCAAGTCAATCATGATTTCGTAAACTGGTAGTTCTTTTCTCATGTTAATATAATATGTAATTTTGTTCGATGACATTTGTATTCCCTTATCGACGAAGTCGCGATGACTTCGACATTCAACAATCAATCCGATTCATTCGGATGTCTTTTCCTGAAGCGCACATTGTGACCGTTGGTGACAAGGTCGCGACCATTGACAACATTCCATGTCCGCAATTGAACAACATTCGTGGCGCGGACGTGACGAATAAGATGTTGACCTTTGCCCGTGAACGTGGTGGTTCATTCATCTACATGAACGACGACTTTTATATCACGCCAAAATTGCGCGCCGACATTCCGATTCATATCGGTGAATTCGAATTGAATCCACGACACCCGTCACACTACCGTGAAGCGATGTTCAACACAATGGAATTCTTGAAGTATTACGAACGCCCGTTGTGGAATTTCGAAACACATTCGCCAGTGTTAATGGATTCCGACAAGTTGCTTGAAATCTTTGAACTAATCGAATGGCAACGATACAACCATTTTATCAAATCAATTTACCTGAACATGAATTCACCTGAATTGATTCGCAAAGGTCACAACGTCAAGCTTGCAAAGGACAACATTCCCAAAGCCGAAGAATTGCTTCGGACGTATGGTTGTTTCTCAACGTCCGATTCATTCTTGACAACACGCGGTCGTTCGTGGCTTAAAAACTTGTTTTGGATTCCTGAAGCTTAACTTTGTTTTGCGTCGCTGAAATGTCGCTTTCAAGGACGTAAACTTGCGTCGCTGGTGTCGGTGTTGTGGTTGCCGTTTGACCAAGCAATCCAGCGGTTGACGTTCCACCAACATTTGAAGATGTGAATGAAGATGCACCCGCACCAGTTGCCGAACCACCACCACCACCAGACAACGACGGCATTGACGGCGCTTTGCCCGCTTTGTATTGTTGCGATGCAACGACACCAGCTTGTGCAATTCCTAATCCAGCAACGAACGCCGACCAAGGTAGACCGAATGTCAATGGTGAAGCACCAACCGCCTTCGTCACACCGACCGCGGTGTCCATTGCGATTTGACCAATCTTTATTGCTTTGTCACGGTTGAATTGTGCGCGTTTAATTTTTTCTTCTTCGTTGTACGCCTGAAGTTGAACTTGATATTTTTGTTTCGCGAAGTTTTCTTCAATGGCGGTCTTTTGTTCCGCGGTCAATCCTTCGGCGTTAAGTTCCGCTTGCATCTTCGCGTCAAGATTTGCAAGGTCTTGTTCACGTTCCGATTCAATTTTTTCAAGACGTTG